CTTCTGCTGCAACGCCAAATGCATTTGTAATTGATATTGTTGTTTCAAGTGCTTGTGATTGTTCAACTCCGCCAAGAACTGCTAAACGAGTTGCTTGTGCAACCTGAGCAGTTAGTTCTGCTCCCATCTTACCCATTGCTGCAGCATCTGCTGCCATTTTCATGGTTTCTTCTACCGCAACACCATACTTTGTATACTCTCTTGCAAGTGTTTGAATCTGGCTAACCATTTCATCTGTTTGCTCTTTTGTTGTAAACATGTCTCCATAAACACGCTTAAATCTAATTGCCTGCTCTTCCATTGCCATAAATGTTTTTGCTGCAGCAGTTCCGAGCATTGCAAGAGGTACTGTAAAACCAACCATCAACTGACGGCCAGCCCACTGAGTATTCTTACCAAAGTTTAGAAGGTTAGTAGATCCTTGTTTTAATAATTGATTTAACAGTTGTTGCTTCTGTGCTGCCATGGCTGTTTGTGTGCCAAGGTTTTTCATGTCTAGTGTAAGAGGTCTTACCGCAATTGCTTGAAGAGCGCCATTGGCCCCTCTACCCATCTTAACATACTGGGTCTGAATATCTTTTACACGCTCTCGTGCTACTTTGTTTATTGTCTCAAATTCAGACTTAAACAGTCTACCGAAAGTTTTTGTGGCTGCGCCAGTGTATCTAAAATACTCTCTTGAAGTTAACTTATTTTTTTCTAAAGCATCTGTGAACGACTCTGTACTTGTTTTAACTGTACGCATCGATGCTTGGAATTTACCAGTAGCATTTATGCTGTTCATCAAGTTCTGTGCTTGATTTGCTGAGACTGCTGATGCAGCAGCACCAGACTTTGACATCTGTGTATGGAAGGCTGATATTTGTCGTTGCAGAAGTTTTAGACTTGCTAAAGCATCAGACGTATCAATATTTACATGAATATTGGATTCTACATCAGCCATCCATTAACACCTCTTATTTAGTTATTTACAAGATTGCCAAGTAGCGAAGCATCAGAAAGTCTAATGCCTGAAGCCTCTTCGACAATCTTATATACTGTTGGAAGATCTAGATTTTCTTCTAGCGCTTCCTTGTCATCTGCCAATTCTGGCTTGTATTGTTTCATAGCAATTTGAACACAGTCGATAAGCAAGTCCATTGACTTTTCGTTATCTTCTGCTACCTTTGCAATATCTTCAAACTTCTTCATAAATGGACGAAGTAGAGATATCTTTAGTGGTCTTACCTTGATCTTTGTTCCGTCGATCAAAGTTACTGTTTTTTCTTCAGTGGCAGTTGCCATTTATTCCTCCTTATAAGGTTTAGTTAATTATACCATAAAGCAGGCTTATTTTTGTTAATCATAAGTTTCATAATCAAGTCCATGGCCTATTCCAAAACCAGCCTTTTCAGCATTTGAGCCTTGCAAGGCCAGAATATCATTTCCATCTCCTGTTGCACCTTTGCTAAATACTCTAGCCTTCATGTCTTCCCACTCATTACCACTTCCAGAATTTTTATCTAAATCTACCCCTTGCATAGCAGCAGCAAACTTTTTATCACTGTAGTCTAATTCTCTTTTTATTTTAATTGTTGCAGTTAACTCTGGCATTGACAATGACTTTTCTAGTTCCTCATAATCTTTCCATATACCAATAAGAAAAGCCTCTGCTTCTAGTTTTGCTAAATCTAAAGTTTCCCAAGATGCCCCGCTATCTACTGCCTGAGACTTTACCGTGTCTTCAGATTTGTCGTTTATTTTTATTCCTGCTGCGATATCAATAATCTCATAAATTGTTGGCAAATCTAAACTATCTTCTAGATCATCTATTGTCTTTATTGATGAACAATACTGCTGCATAGTCACTAAAGCACAACTAGCCAAAATGGAGATTGATTCATTATCTGTTTTTGATGATTTTATAGTTTCAAATATTTCCAAAAACTCTCTTAAGTATTTTATCTTTAATGGCGCAGCAACAATAGTCCTACCATCTACTAGTGATATTTTTTTAGTCTCATATACTTTTGTTGCCATTATATAAGTATACCAAACAGAAAGACCCAGCCCCTTAAAGGGCTGGGCCAACTGTATTATTAAGTTGTATTATGCTGATGGTGTTGCGAGTGTGCGGTCTACGATCTTACCGTATGACGCATTGTCGTTTGGAAGAAGACGGAATGAAACTTCAAACATTGAAGCCTCGTCACGCTTTGCTGATACTGTAACATTCTCAATTGAGAGTGCACGGTATGCAACATAAATTCTTTCCTTTGCAATTGCTGCTGAACCAGATCCTGGTCCTACTGCCACGATACCACGTTCTAGTGGGACGTCGCCGATATCTCCTGCTGACATTCTTAATGTCGACAAGTTTGCTGCTGTTGCGATTTCTTCGTTTGATGCAATTGCTACTAGAAGATTTTCTAGTGTTGCTTCTGCAAAAGATGTATTTAGATTAACTGTCATACCCTGCTTGAATAAACGAGCAACGTCGAGAAGTTGATCTACTGCTACATCACCAAAGTCTGGCTGGAATGCGAGTTCCAAACCATTTGATGTGTATCCGATATTTGTGAACTTTGTGTTTGCTGGGCTATTAGACAAAGTTTCCTTATAGGATGTTGCGGATGCTGTCATTGCTGGAAGATCAGTTGTCGCTTGTGCGTCAGTGATTGCTCCTGCTGTTGTGTATCCGATTGGACCTGCATCATGCGTAAATAGTGCTGCTGCACCTACGATGATGTTGCTACTTGAACCACGGCTGTATGCCATATTTTCACCTCTTTCATTTTTATTAAAAGGGGGTTGTTTCCTCGCCTTAATTATACTGCCTTTTTATTAAGGGTTTGAATGCCAGTCGTAGTCGATTATGATCTTATTCCCTGCATAAGTACGGGCTGTGCCAAAGTCAACGATGTCTCTGGTCTCTTCAAGTTGATAGATCTTGAAGTTATGAAAGAACAGTGGCTTAGACTCTGTGTCCCATGCGCCTGGATTTGCTGCTGCCCAGTCATTAAGGTCTTTTGCTGAGTCATCTCCATTATCGAGAAGATCGCTGATTCGTTGCTGAGTTATCACCATCTTTGTAGTTGCGCTTTCCCCCACAGCATAAAAGTAATAAAGTAGTTGCTCACACTTAATGTATGGAAATGGTACTCTTCTCATCTTAAACATTCTGTCATACACTCCAAAAACTTCACTGCTATCTGGAAATGTTTGGGTTAATGTTTCTATTTCTGTTGGCAGTGTTGGGAAAAAATATGTTACTCCTCCACCAAAAACTTCTAAATCTATCTTTGCTGCCAAATAGGCATTAATGATTGTGGGTGGATGATGAATTACTGCAGCCATTATGCACCCATCCCTGCGTTAGCAATCCAGCGATATCCAGTTGCTATACCCTTAGATCTACCAAGAGTCTTTCCTGCTGGTAGGTCTTTTTTGTATACCTGTGGATTTTCAAGATACTTTGCAATTCCGCTTGTTCTTAAAAATGCTTGAGAAAAATATCTATTAAAGAACAGATCAAATGTTTTTTCAAACCCACCCTCCACTTGAGATCCTCCAGGATTTTCTATCGTGATTGGTCCCTTTGTAAAAACAGTGTCTCCGTTATCATCAAATGCTAAAACCTGTGCAACCTTTGGTCTAATCGTTACTGGAATACCATATTCCATAATTCTTGCTTTATCGTAAAAGGGAGTTCTTGATCCATTTTTAATTGATGTTGACTGACTAAATGAAGATCTAAAAGATAGGCCAAGATTACTAGTTGTATAAGATATGTTGTAGAGTCTTGCGCTTGGGCTTCCTGTTTGATTCCACTCATAGATGTGATGAAGCATGTCAGGGTTAACTCTTGCATTAGAATCTATAAACTCTTTCATTACTTCTACTGTTTCCATTCCTAGAGTTTTTAGAAATATAGTCTTTCCTTTTTCAATTCCCTGCAAAAATCCAATAGAGTAATCCACTATATTGTTCATTTCTTTTTTAAACTGACTAGTATTAAATTTAGTTATCATACATCACCTGACTGATTTTCTGATCTTCTTATAACTACCTTATAGGACTCAACATTTCCAAATGGACCAGTAAATGGCTCATATGTTGCTAGTTCAAACAGTGTTCCTTTGCCAGATCTAGGACCTGATGTTTCCATATATATAAGGTTTCCTTCTTGATCCTTAATGTCTGTAATTAAAATATTAGTTAATGCATTTTTACTATCTAACAAGGATATTCTTATGTCAGACTTTACTCTGCCAACTAGTATTGAGTTTTGGGTTATGTTTACATTTGGCTTTACTTCTTCTTTAAATGCTGAACCTCCAGAAGAAAAACTGCAAGCAAAGACTCTATCAAGAACCCATTGCTTTTTTATTGCTCCAAAATCACCTTGCTTAATTATTGGGTGATATACAGATGCCTGCATTGGAAACATAAAGTCTGGTGTTTCGCAAACTGTCATTATAGTACCCCAAGTTTTGTAATAGACTTAGCATACTTTAAAAGTATCTTGTCTACAATTATATTTCCTGTTCCTTCGAAAAGACCCTTATCAAATTGAATTCTAAATTGATCTGTATTGTAAGAAGAAATAAATCTCTTGTAATAATCTAGTTTTCCACACTCTATATCGTGAACAAGCATTTCCGTTGCTCTAACAATATCTGATGGAACTGCTGTGTATCCATGCTCTACGGTAATTAAATAATCCCAACCTCTTCCAAAACCTCTATAAATAAACTGAGGATCCAGATAGTCAGATGCTGCTGCTGGTAAAATTAGGGGTGCTGATTCTGCACGATTAATGTTGTCAGAAGACTTTTCAATAATTGCTGTCTTGTCTGATGAGACTTCATACTCTCTATCTTCAACTAATTTATTGTTTTCGTACACTGCTAAAACTTTTTTTACATTATCCCAAACTGGAAGATAGTCTGCTCCACTTCCTTCAAAGTGTAAAACTTTTTTCTTATAATAAAATCCTTCTGGAATTACAGAGTCTATTACTGCTCTTGCAATTTCTTCATTTACAGAGTATGTTGATATGTCTGATGCAGTGCTTGCCTTTGTTGATGGGTCAACATATGGTCTTACAATTTCATAAGTTTCATCTTGGAGAGTTACTTCTCCAACTGCCCCAAGGTTTTTAACAATCTCAACCCTGTAAGATGAATCATATTTTCCTGATAAAGATATGCTGAGACTGTTTCCTGATACCTTATTTAAAAATGTTAATGTTGATACTGAGAGATCCGCCATGTCAGTTATATTAACAGTTATAGTTGATGATGTTATTCCCGCAGGAACTACAAAATTAACAGGTATATCTGAATACGGCGAAACTCTCAATATCTCCATCTTTAATTATCCGAAAGCCTTCTGGATTTCTTCTGGTGTAGCAATTCTAACATGTGATCTAGTTAGCCACTTGTCTGCTTGCTTTTGTGTTACGATGTTATATCCTCTGCTAAGAGTTCCAACTTCTTGCCAGTGAACGCTCTTTGTTGAGTGAAGTGCTACCTTTCCTGAAAGGTTAACCTCTGAGTTGATTGTCTTGCTTGGACCGTCTGCTGCCATTGATCCAATAGCGCCTGTTTCTGTAAATCCTAGTGCCTGAACTGGCTCTGCTGCTGCAGGTGCTTCGACTACTGCCTCGACAACTGGTGCTTCAATAACTGGCTCTTCTGCTGGCTCTTCTACATGCTCTACTAGTGCCTCTACCACTGGGGCTTCGACATGGTCTTGCTCTTCTGCATTATCTGCTGAAAACGGATTGTTGTAATTATTATTTTCCATTGTATCCTCCTTGTTTGTATTATATCATTAAAGTATTAAGGGGGACAGGAGAGTGAACTCCCGCCCCCCATTAAAGGTACTGTTTACAGATTACTCTGCTGCAGCGTCAGCGAATGCAATTGCATCCTCTTCTTCCCATTGAATACCAAAGCGGACGAATACTGTGTATTCAATTGTGTCCTTCTTTGCTACGTATTCACGGTTTACAACGATGTCGCGTTGGAATCCCCATACACGGTTTGCAGGGAATGTCAAGTCGATATAGCCTGCTGGGTAGTAAGGAACTTCCTGAACTTCAATTCCGAGAACACGTGTTGTACGTGCTCCACCGAATGTCTGTCCTACGCCATCAAGATATGATTGACGGTTTGCCTGGGTTGATCCTGGCATCTGTCCTGCAAATGCTTCTGCAACTGCATCAGCAAGTGTACCGTTATGCTTAACGATTCCACCGAATGTGTCTGTACCTGCGTAGAACTTAAGATTGTTCTTAAGTGCACGGTACTTACGTGGCATTGCATTGATAATACCCTGCATTACATCAGGGGTGAAGGCGTTATCTGTTACAGTTACAACTGACTCGTGTGCTTGTCCAGCACCTGTTCCAGTCTTTGCCTTGCTGATAAATCCGTCCATGATTGACAAGAATGAACCTGTCGCTCCGTCACCATTGATAGCGAGATCTTCGATATCGTTTGCGAATGCGTTAGTCATCAAGCGTACTAAGTGATCTTCTAGAGCGTCACCTTCTACACCATCTTCTAATGATTCTGCTGTTACTTCCCAATCAAGACGAATCTTCTTGGTAGTAAGTTCGACCTTAGAGAATGTTGCACCTGTGTTTGTGTATGTACCAATTGCTTGCGCTGCTGCACGAATTACA